TGGGTTCAGTAATACAAGCTATTATAGGCGGTTCTGATATGTCAGAAGGAGATAAAAAAATTGCACTTAAAAAATTAGATATTGAAAGAGCTGAAATAGACGGCACGACAAGACGCTGGGTAGCGGATGCAACTTCGGGTTCATGGCTTGCGGCAAATGTTCGTCCTTTAACTTTAGTTTTTTTAACAGTAAGTTATGTAGCCGGCTGGTATATGGGCTACCCTTTAGATTCAATAACCGGTCTTCTTACAATCGTAATTGGAGGTTATTTCGGATCGCGCGGAGTAGAAAAAGTATTTGGAAATAGTAAACATAAATAAAAAATGCAAGACCTTAAAATATACGGGATCTCCGTAAGCGGAATAACATTTTCTTTTCTGCCGGATATAAATCCAATGCTACAAACTGTAGTATTAGTTTTAACTATCATTTATACTGTTATAGGTATAACCCAGAAATTAAGAAAATAAAATGAAATACTTTAATGAATCTGAATTCAATAATTTTGATATGATGGATAAAAAGCTTTTATCTATGTTAGATGAAATGCGAGAAATTTATGGCCATCCAATTAAAATTACATCGAGCTATCGTAGTCCGGAACATCCAATAGAAGCAGCAAAAAAACAACCCGGTGAACATTCATACGGTGCTGCTGTTGATATTGTAAGTGATAGTGGTGGTAAAACATTTAGATTAGTTAAGGCTGCTATTGAAGTAGGTTTTACTAGAATAGGCATTAGTAGAAAAAAAGGATTTATACATTTAGGAATTGGCTATCCAGGCGCTCCTGAAAAAACAATTTGGACATATTAATAAAAATTTAATGAAATTAATTAGAAAAATATCTATTGGTCAAGACTATAAGAATGAAGCAATGCATTATTCTGTAGGCCAAGAGGTTTATGGTGGACATACAATATGTGATATATTACAAGAAGAAAATTGCTATAAAATATTTATTAAAAAAAATGACGAGATATTACCTTGGAAGCATTTTAATAATAATATGGCTATTTCAGTAGAGTATAATTTAGACTATTAAATTGCACTCAGTATACAATTATATCATTAAATGTGATAATAGATACAATAACTCTAAAAAAATAGAAGACAAAGAATTAATCTTAAATACTGAAATTACAGAAAGAGATTATCAATTTGTTAATAGAACAGGTACTATAATAGCAACACCATTACTTATAAAAACACCAGCTAAAGAAGGCGATAAAGTTATTTTGCATCACAATGTATTTAGAAGGTGGTATGATATAAGAGGCATTGAAAAAAATTCATCAGCATTTATAAATGAAAATGAATATATAGTATCACCAGAGGAAGTGTTTGCTTACAAAAGAAGAAGTAAATGGAATTGTTTTGATAACTTTTGTTTTGTTAAGCCAATAACTGAAGAATCAAAATGGGACGGTTTAAAGGAAAAAGAATTGCAAGGAGTGCTTGTGTATAGCAATAAGTATTTAAAGAGTTTAGGGCTATCTGAAGGTGACGTAGTGGGCTTTAAACCTAATTCTGAATACGAATTTAATATAGATGGCCAAAAACTGTACAGAATTTTATCAAATTATATAAGCATAAACTATGGCGAGAAAACAAAGAATTATTGATGCTGCTGAAAAAGCTTTAGTAGAACTTGAAAAAGTTATTAGACAAGAAATAAATTTACAAGAATTAGATCCTGAAAAAGCTAAAATAGCAGCACAAGCAAAATGGGTTGCAATTGATGACTCATTAAAGATTGTAGAAAAAATTGAACAATTATCTGAAGATAAACAGGAAAAAAAATCTGAAAAGTTTTTAGGTGTAGAAGATAGAATTAAATAATGTATAAACAAAATTTATATTCAATTCATACAAGCCATTTAGAAGATAAAAAAATAAAAAATAAAAACAGACATAAAAAATTTAAATCTGGATATAATGAGGAACTTGATTGTATTGTAATAAGTAAAAATGGTACTATAGGTGATATATATGAAATACAAGGTCTAAAGATAGCAATACCTAAAACCCCTAAAGAAATAAATGGATCTGAAATTAAAAAAGAAGATCAAGTTTTTATTAAAAGGAAAAGACCAGAATCATTAAATAGAATAAAAACCATATATGATTTTAAGCAACATAAAGAAATTCTTAAAGAAAAATACTATAGGTACATTGATGCTGAGTTTAATTATCGTAATGATGGCTATTGGTTCATGTGCAACGGAGTACCGACTTTCATTACAGGGTCACACTACATCTACCTCAACTGGACTAAAATCGACGTGGGATCCCCCGACTTTAGACATGCCAATAGATTATTTTTTTATTTCTGGGAGGCGTGCAAATTGGATTATAGATCATACGGAATGTGCTACCTCAAGAATAGACGGTCTGGGTTTAGCTTCATGGCGAGTTCAGAAGTGGTCAATATTGCAACGACAACTAAAGATTCACGATTTGGAATTTTATCTAAAACGGGATCTGATGCTAAAAAGATGTTTACAGACAAGGTGGTACCCATATCTACCAATTACCCATTCTTTTTCAAACCTATACAGGATGGGATGGAACGTCCAAAGACAGAATTATCCTATAAGGTTCCGTCAAGAAGGCTTACAAGAAATACGATTAAAGCCGCGGGGACCGAGGAGGATGCACCAACAGGATTGGACACAACGATCGACTGGAAGAACACGGGTGATAATTCCTACGATGGAGAGAAACTACAACTCCTCGTCCATGATGAATCGGGGAAATGGGAGAGGCCGGACAACATCCTCAATAATTGGAGGGTTACAAAAACGTGTCTCCGTCTCGGGTCGAAGATAGTTGGTAAATGCATGATGGGTTCAACATCTAATTCTTTAAACAAAGGTGGTGATAATTTTAAAAAACTTTATTATGACTCAGATGTTACAAAAAGAAATCGCAATGGTCAGACTTCAAGCGGATTATATGCTTTGTTCTTACCTATGGAATGGGGCTACGAAGGATTTATTGACAAGTATGGTTATCCTGTCTTCGACAGCCCACAGAAGGCGGTTGAAGGAATTGATGGTGAAAAAATACACACGGGAGTTATTAAGCATTGGGAAAATGAAGTTGAGGGTTTAAAAAATGATCCAGATAGTTTAAATGAATATTATAGACAATTTCCGCGTTCAGAAAAACATGCTTTTAGAGATGAAACTTTAAATTCTTTATTTAATCTTACTAAAATATATGAACAAATAGATTTTAATGAAGACATGAATATGAAAGGATATGTGGTGCAAGGTTCTTTTTCATGGAGAAACGGAGTAAAAGATACAGAAGTTATTTGGACTCCTTCAAAAAATGGAAGATTTTTTGTTTCTTGGTTACCAGATAAAAATTTAAGAAATAATATAATAATAAAAAATGGTATAAAATATTCTGGAAATAATCATTTAGGTGCATTTGGGTGCGATTCTTATGATATATCGGGTACTGTTGGAGGTCAAGGTTCAAATGGAGCATTACACGGATTAACAACTTTTTCAATGACCGAAAATGTTCCTAATACAAAATTTTTTTTAGAATATATTGCTCGACCCCAAACAGCAGAAATATTTTTTGAAGATGTTTTAATGGCTTGTATATTTTATGGTATGCCAATATTAGCGGAAAATAATAAACCAAGATTATTGTATCATTTTAAAAGAAGAGGTTATAGGGGATTTTCAATGAACCGCCCCGACCGATTAAAAAATAATTTATCAAAAACAGAAGCAGAATTAGGTGGAATACCAAATAGTTCTGAAGATATAAGGCAGGCTCACGCAGCCGCTATTGAGTCGTACATAGAAGAGTATGTAGGAAAGATTAATGAAGAGTATGGCAATATGTATTTTCAAAGAACTTTAGAAGATTGGGCAAAATTTGATATTTCAAAAAGAACAGCACATGATGCTTCTATAAGTAGCGGGCTAGCAATAATGGCTTGCAGAAAAAATTTATATAGACCAACACAAAGAAAAACAAAAATTAGCATAGGGTTTGGATTTTCTAAATATAAGAATAGTGGATCACAAAGCGAATTAATAAAATAAGTATGGCAAAATATAAGTCGAATGGATATGACTTTCCTAGTCAAGCAGTATCGGACGCAGAGAAAAAATCTATAGAGTATGGTAATAAAGTTGCAAGGGCTATTGAACAAGAATGGTTTAATAAAGGTAATGGTTCACAAGGCAGATATTATTCTACAAGAGATGAGTTTCATAGGTTAAGATTATACGCTAGAGGTGATCAATCTATTAAAAAGTATAAAGATGAATTTGCTATAAATGGTGATTTATCTTATTTAAATTTAGATTGGAAGCCGGTACCTATTATACCTAAATTTGTTGACATAGTAGTCAATGGTATGCAAGATAGATTATATACTATTAGAGCAGTTGGAGAAGATCAACTTTCTACAGATAAAAGAACAACTTATGTAGAAGACATACAAAGAGATATGAATGCAGCAGCTATGTTAGATGCTGTTGAAATGCAACTTGGTGTAAATGTAAGAAATGTAGAAAAAGAAAAATTGCCTTCTAATTCAGAAGAATTAAATTTATACATGCAATTAAATTATAAACAAGGTATTGAAATTGCTGAAGAACAAGCTATAGATAATATTTTTCAAACTAATGAATACGAATATTTAAAAAATAGAGTTGATTATGATCTTACTGTATTAGGTATTGGTGCCATGAAGCATTCTTTTAATAATACAGACGGAATAAAATTAGATTATGTAGATCCTGCAAATTTAGTTTGGTCATATACAGAAGATCCTTATTTTAAAGATTGTTATTATTTTGGTGAAGTTAAAACAATAAAAATTAATCAGTTAAAAAAAGATTTTCCTGAATTAAATGATGAGTATTTAAACGAGCTTTCTAAAAAAAGCGGCAGCTGGTCAACCTATAATATGAATTATTCAAATAGGGAAGAAAGTGGAGATAATAATGTTGTTAATGTATTATATTTTAATTGGAAAACATGGGAAAACAATGTTTATAAAGTAAAGGAAGTTTCTTCAGGTGCTGAAAAAATAATTAAAAAAGACGATTCCTTTAACCCTCCTAAAGATAAAAGAACTAGATTTAAAAGAGTAGCTCAAGCTCAAGAGGTATTATATGAGGGTTCATATATATTAGGTGCTTCACAATTGTTAAGATGGAAAAAAGCAACCAATATGATACGTCCTAATTCAAATACTAATCAAGTATTAATGAATTATGTTGTTGCAGCCCCAA